GATAATGGCTTCGCCAACTTGGTTTGCTGTTGTTAAAAATATTACTAATCTTAAAGAAGCTAAAAAGTTTGTTAAAAATAGGGAGTATCTATAATGAGACTACCAACTAACTCAAATTTTACTAAAGAACTATCTAAAAGAATACCTAAACAATTTAAAGAAATGTTTAGTAAGGATATGTCTTTTAGTGGATTACAAGATTTACAGGAACAGTTAGATTTAATTAATCCTGTAGATACTCATTTGGTTAATCAAGTGAGTCAATTAAAAGGAAATGGACATGAACAATCCAAAAAAAATGTTCCGAATGCAAGAGCAGTACGACAAGAGTATACTCAAAAAGAAAGTATTGCTAGAACAGTTGCTAAAAGTGGAACAAAAAACAAAGAAGTTGGCTTGGCATTTACATCAAGTTAAGTATCATCAACCAACTTTATAACGAGAGAAAGAGAACTAGATATGAAAAAAACAATACTTACACTAGGGCTATTATGCACCCTATTATCTGCGTGTGCTTATAAGCCCTTAATTGATACGAGTGGAAGATCAGGTACATTTAATAATGACCAAGCAAAAGAAATAACAAATGATATTCAACATTGTAAAACACTTGCAAAAGAAAATTCTACTTTTGTTGGCAATATTGTTTATTGGACTTTAAACCCAAACATGGACACTAAAAAAGAATCATTAACTAGAAAGTGTTTAACGAATCGAGGTCATAGTGTGCTTAACTAAAACTAAAAAATATCAATATTTATATTTAATAGAAAAATTACATACATTATCTACAGAAGAAGCATTATATGATATTGGACATAGTGGTTTTTTACCTATTTTTAATAGAATTGGTTTTTATTATGATTGGTTACATAAAATTAACAAAAAATACAAATACAATTAAAAGGAAAATATGAATAAATGGATAAACAGAACACCAGATGAGATAAATCATTCAATAGATAATTTATTAAGTGAATGGAATATATCAGATAAACATAACAAAGAAGTTTATACAAAAATATCAGGGCTTCAATTAAGAAAGATAAGAATAGTTAAAGGTTGGACACAGACAAGAGTATCTAAAAAGCTAAAAGTTTCGTTCCAACAGATACAAAAATATGAAAGAGGACAGAATAGTATTTGTAGTATAAATGAAAAAATACTATCTGAAATTTTTGAAGTTGAGAAAGACTACTTTATAAAACCAATACTAGATCGTGATTTACGATTCACACCAAACAAGAGAGGAGAAAATGGCTATACAATACACACAGAAAACGTGGCAAGATAAACGAATCTTTGCTATGAATAGAGTAATAAAAAGAAAAAGATTAAGCACTATTGATTATTTAGATGAATATGAAAAAGTGATTAATTCACAAGCTAAAAACAAACAACAATATAAGGGAGAGAATAATGAATCTAAAAACAATACTTAAATTAGAAAAAGAAGCTAATAAAATGTATGATACATTTGAAGATATAGCTAGTAAAGTTAAACCTAGTTATAAAGAACCAATAGCATTACAAGCTATGTTAAATTTTTCTCCATATTACGATATGATAGATACAATAAATGCATATTGGAAAATGAGAGAACTACAATTATTATTAAAAGGAGAGAATAATGTCTAAACAATTCGTAACAAATAACATAGGTAATAAAATAGAATATGACCCAAAAGCTAAAGGTTATAGATATAGAGTAGATGGACAAGGTAAAACAAGTGCTACTACTGAAATTGGTAAAAGAATGGATAAATCTTTTTTAGGTAAATGGTATAAAAAAAACAGAGATGAATCTATAAAAGAAATAATGCTTATGGATAAAAGACCAATAGATCAGATTAATACTTTTATAGAAAAAGTTAAAAAAAGAGCAGAAGAAAAAGAAACTTGGGCTAGAGATATAGGTACTATGTTGCACGAATGGATTGACTTATATTTAAAAGGTCAAAAACCAGCTTTACCAGAATCAGAACCATTATTATCAATGGTAAATAAATGGAAAAATTGGTGGGTTGCTCAAAAGTTTGAAGTTGTTTTAAGTGAACTACCTTTATACAGCAAAAAATTTGATTGTGCTGGTTGTAATGATGTTATTGTTACAAAGAAAAAATGGAAAGGTCAAAATGCAGTTCTTGATTGGAAAACAAGCAAAGATTACAGTTTAGATCAAGCTATACAAGTTGAAGTTTATAGAAGATTTATTGAAGAAACTACTGACTTTAAAATACAAAAATTAGGTATTGTAAAAATTCCTAAAGAAATTGAAAAACCTATCTCAATGATGGTTATTGATATAGATGAATCATATTTTAAAGGTTTCAGGGCAATAAGATACTTAAACAAACTTGAAATTACATTTAAAGAAAAACTAAAACAATGGAAAAAGGAGAACAAAAAAAATGTATAATCAAAATAAATCTAATAATGATTTTTGTGCTTTAACTTTGTACTTAAATCCAACAGGCAATCAAGCACCTAAATATGAATACAAGGCAAATGCTGAAAGTCTATTTACTTGTAGCTTAACAAAGAAAAAATGGAAACTATCACAAATAAATGAATGGTATATGACAGAGGGAGTACAAAAATTTGTCAAACAAGGTTATTCAGGAAAGTGGTTTGCTAAAACACAACAAATTGAAACTCCAAAACCATACGATAAAGGAGATTTTCAAATGAAGTTAAGTTTTATTTTAACTAAACCTTATAAACCTAGTGCTAATGTAGATGGAATGAAAACAGTAGGTCAATCCATTCCACAGTACACACAACAACCAATGACACAAGCACAACCCTCTGCACCAGATCATGCTGTACCAGTACAGAATATGAATGATATGGATGACGAGATACCATTTTAATTATGACAAAAGAACTTATTAGCGAGATTAATGAACTTAAACGTGATCTCGCTTTTAAGAGAGAAGAACTACAAGCTATGTATATGGAACATAAAGGATTAAGTAGAAAAGTAGATGCTTTAGAAAAAGAAAACCATAGCTTTAAACAACAAATAAAACAGTTAGAACAAGAACAAGAGGAGATGTTATTATACCCATGATTATATTTGGAAAAGCAATTCACAGAAAATACAACAGACGTGTTGTTAAGATTGTATCAGTAGTATTAATTTTATTATTATCTGTAATACTAATGTCTTGTAATAAATTAGAATTTGACCCAACAACAACTACATTAAAATATATATTAAAGGAGAAAAAGAATGAGCAATCTATTAAGTAATAAATCATATCAAGAATTAGAAGAAGCATCTAAAGATTGGGCAGAGTGGCATAAAAAATCAATCATTCTTGAAGCTGGTAAAAAAGCTATGTTTAGTAAATTATTTTTAAAATATAAATTAGATACTAAAACTGTTATTGAAGCTGAACACAAATCTCGTACTGATAAAGAATATCAAGCTATTGTAGAACAGTATGCAGTAGCAGAAGAAGAATTAATTAAAGCTAGATACCATTATAATAATTTAGACAAGTATGTTAGCTTAAAACAATCAGAGTTAAAAAGAGATTTAGCTTTGAATAGTAAAGTTTAATGAATTTCACTAACGAGAATTGTGGTTTGCTCCCTTTGTTAATCAGTTAGTGAATAAAGCTATTAGCGAGAGTTAATAGTTTGGTAGGGTGGTTTGGCTCTCTCTTGACCACCCTATTTAATGTTTAGTAATATCAAAATATTTTATGCTTGTTTTAGATGTGATGGGAGTTTCAGTATAATTATAATCTATTAGATCAACTTCTGGGTGCTTCTGTATATCAGCAATCATTTTATTAAGTTTAGTTTTATTAGGAGTTACATCTATGAATCTAAAATTCACAAAATGTCCGTAAGGATTATGTATTGTTTCTAATTGAAATTCTAAATCTATAATTACTGCGTCTATGTCCATTCAACATATTACTTCTTTTTGTTCCTGTTTAAAACCTTATCTGTCATTTTAGTTGAGAATGTTGCAGTAAATACAATAATAACTAAATACCAAACACTATCAGGTAAATCGTTTATAATTCTTACCCATTCCTCAAAGTTTGCTCTTGTACTTTCAAACCAGCCTGTACTTAACATTGATATAAGCCAAATCATTAATATTTCGTCTTTCCAACTTTTATCTTGGCTTTTGATTCTAACTATATCTGTATCTTTAGCGGCTTCTATTTCTGCGGCTCTTATTGTTTTAACTTTTTCAGCTTTGTGTTTAAAATGGTCAGTTACTTTACCAACTGCTAATTTTGTAAGTGGGTTATTTAATAAACTAAATATCATAAGTAAGTATTACTTGTTAAAAATAATAATGTTATCCAATATAGCACAAGAGCAGAATAAATTAAATGAGTAAAGTTCATTCAGGCTTAATATTCCTTATTTTTTATTTTGCAACTGTTTTGCTAGTTCGCAGTAGTGAATTATCTTATTCCACTTCTCATCAGGGTTTTCTCCATCTTTATTTCGGAGTGCGTATTTTATAATATTACCTTGTATGAAATCAAGTTTATTTGCGACTATAAACTCAATAGGCTGTATCTTATATTC